TTTGTTCCTGATGGTACAAGCCCACCCCCCAAGAAGTCGAATTACAACGAAGAAGACTTTCCGTTTTAAGGAGAATTTAAATGACTGAATCAGAAAAAATTAGAGAGTTCTTTAAGGCCAATCCACAATCCACGGTAAAGGATGCGGTAAAAGAGTTTCCCAACTCACACTCTTCAAACATTTACAAACTTAGGGCGCAAGCTCTTGGCTTGGTTAGGAAAACAATTAAGAAGAAAAGGGCTATAAAGCCTGGGGTTGAGGTGGTTCGGAATGTAATTAAAGAACAAACCAAGACTGAAGAAGAGCTTGTTAAGTGTATTCATTCCCTTAAAGAAGAGCTTGAGGACATGGCTAAAAGCGTCCTCAAGGCTAGGGATGAGGTGAAGGGCTACCAAGTGCTGATTAGTTACTTTGAGTGGCAGATTGGGCTTAGGGATTCTCAAGCGGGGCATCGTGGCTCTCCAGTTTGAAGCCCGCAAGGTTGCTTTAAAGCAAGACCGGACGGGCTATGTTCTTACATTGTCCGTACACCCTGATGAAATTCCTGACGAGCTTCTAAGGGATTTTGTCGGGGCTCGGTATGGCTGCGCTTTGGTACGGATCAATGATGATGAGTCACCCGTTACCTATGAGAACCGTGTGCAGAAGGCAGCAATACTTTGCAAGGAAGAGTTATTCCAAAGGTTCATGGGATGCAAGACTGAAGATGAAGCAGCAGAAACAATGTGCGTATCTTTAGGCATTCAATCACGAACAGAACTCCACGGTAACAAACAAGCGCAGACCAAGTTCGATAAACTACTAAAGGACTACGAAGATTCCAATGACCCCTTCGCCTAAATTTAAACCGTTCATGGCATACCTAGATCCAGCGGTATACAAGGACATGAAGGCTTTCTCTAAAAGGAAGCGAACCCCGATGAGCCAATTGATGCGAGAGGCTATCCATGCGCGAATCGCTTCAGGTGATGTGTACACCGTAGCCTTCAACGCCGGGTTAAAAGCGGCAATGCAGGCCACCTTAGAGAACAAGGGGGCTCAGATGAGGTTCCCGAGCGGCAAGTCCTTTGGTGAGCTTGTTTGCGATGACATTGAAAAATTAATTTTGGTAGAACATGATGAGCCAGCAAAACTCTGAACGAAGAAAAGGTAAACCGGTTGATCCATTTACACGGTTCCACACCAAAGATACGCTAAAAGAACGTAAGTTCGTTGACCAACCGGCTACCCCGGTGGAGTTCTGCCCTTATAAATCTTTTGTTCGCCCCTGCCCACCTAGACTTCGGAGAGATTGGTTAGAAAACTGGAATGCATTCAACAAAAAGCAAGAACCTAGGGCAACCACCTAGTGTGGGATGGTGGCCGACAGGGCAACATACTCTACGTTGGTGGGATGGAGAGCGGTGGAGTTGGCCCTGTATGGACACCGACAGGATGAGAGAAGTTCAAGTCTACGGCAACAGGATAGACAACAGCCCTAAAGAAATTGAATGGTTTAAACGGCCCGATAGCTGGCCGCAAAGGAGCAAAACATGACGGATGAAGAAGAGGATTACGAATACTATAAAAAAATGTTTAGGAATAGTTGTTGGTGGTCTGTGGGGTTAGTGTTTTTCTTTGGATTTTTAGCATGGATACTTTAAAACCGGTAGCGTGGATGGTGATGCAAGATGACATTTGCATTCTGTTAACCCAACGAGAGATTGCTGCTCGGCAATGGGCGGCAGAAGGCGGTAAGTTGTTTCCTCTGTTTAAAGGAGAAGAAATTGAACTCAACAGTTCGGACGTTTCCGAGGACGCTTGATGAGGCGTTTCCTGATGGTGCTGACTATGGCTGCGCTATTGTTCATTACCGTAACCCGATTGATGGAATCTTTCGTTGGTCTTTCGGTGCTGCGTTAGCTGCTGCGGTTATTGCTCTGCTTATTTGGGGATTTAAATGAACCTTAAAGATCAACTTATTAGAGACGAGGGAGTGGTGCGCCATGCGTATGAAGATAGTCTTGGGTTCACTACTATCGGGGTTGGGCGTCTTATTGATGTTCGGCGTGGTGGGGGTCTTAGTCCTGCTGAAATTGATTTTCTCCTTACCAATGATATTGGTGAAAAGACTGCTCAAGTTTTAGAAGCCCTGCCTTGGGCAACAGATTTAAATGAACCAAGGTTTGCTGTACTTGTAAACATGGCTTTTCAGATGGGTATCCGGGGGTTGCTGGGCTTCTCCGGAATGCTAGCGGCTGTAAAGGACGGTGATTACAAAGCCGCAGCCGAACATATGCTGGATAGCAAATGGGAAAAGCAGACCCCTGACCGCGCTCATAGGCTTGCAAATCAGATGGAATCAGGAGAATGGGTATGAACGGGATTAAAGAGGTTTTCTGCAATATGAACCCTATCGACAGGTTGGGTGTTGCAATTAGCGATTTTATAGGGCAGCACGGACTTATGTGGTCTGAGGAACTTCGCGCAGAGTTTGAAGCTATGGAAGATAAGTATTACGACGATTTGACTGAAGCATGGAAGCATGGTATCGAAGGCGCAAGAATTGCATTGGGGCTGAAAAATGAATAACTTGATACCACGCATTGATAAGATGATTTACTGCATGACCCATGAATATTCTGGTTGCGAAGAAGGCAATTGGGATGAAGAAGTCAAACTGCTGATGGATTGCAGAGAGATGTTGGTAAAGTTGTTTATGCTGCCTGTGGAGAATGGCAATGAGCCTTGACCCCCTCACCGCTGCGCTAGACGCGGGGAAAACTATCCTCGACAAAATCTGGCCCGATGCTGGAGAGATGGAACGCAGCAAAGTGCAGATGGCATTAGCTATTTACGCTGGGCAGGCAGAGATTGTCAAAGCAGAGGCACAGTCAGATCATTGGTTGGCTGCGTGCTGGCGTCCTATCTTGATGCTTACATTTGGCGGTCTGATCGTCGCTCGTTGGCTGGGTTTTTCCGCGCCCAACATTACAGAAGCAGAGGTCTTGAAGCTGTGGGACATCGTGCAGCTTGGCCTGGGCGGCTATGTTATTGGACGGTCGATTGAAAAAGTTGTGCCGTCTATAGCGGAGGTATTAAAGAAATGACCGTAAAAGAAGTCCACCTAAGTCCAAACGAAATGTACTTGGCTTCAATTGTTGGTCTGCGCCGCCAATTGTCTTCTAAGATATTTAATCATAGACAGACCTACGGGTCAGAAACAAATAGTATTGAAAAACGATGGTATATAAATGTTATGGGGGCACAAGGAGAAATGGCAGGAGCAAAAGCCCTTGGGTTATATTGGCACGCCTCTGTTAATGCCCCCAAGTCAGATCCAGATATATTTCCTGACTGGCAAATTAGAACTAGAACAGACAGTAATAGCGATCTAATTATTAAAGATGATGATAACGATAACCACAAATTTGTGCTTGTGTCTGGAACCGGCCCAACATTTTTAGTCCACGGATGGATCAAAGGCAAAGATGGCAAACGAAAAGAATGGTACAGCAGCAAAGGGGAAAGAAAAACCCCTATGTTTTGGATTCCTAGTTCTGCGTTGATTCCTGTTTAAATGTAAGACAACCCGAATTGCCGAGGGGGCTATGAGCTTAGACGACCGAGTCAACGCTCAAGAAGAAAAACACATGACAGACGACGAAATTCACGACTGCTTTCAGCAGCGCAGCAAAGATAAGACGCAAGAGCGCCGACTGATTGCTAATGCCATTGAGGAAAAACTGCTTTATACGAAGCCCCAATGGCAGGGGCTGACGTTTGCTGACATAGACGATCTTGAGGTCAGCAACGACTGGCTTGCTGGCGCACGGTGGGCTGAAACAAAGCTCAAGGAGAAGAACACGTTGATTGCTAATGCCATTGAGGAAAAACTGCTTTACACAAAATTTGAGTGGCAGGGGCTGACGGATGCAGAAATTGAGGAGTTTGAGAATATGAAACTAGGGACGCATGATCTGTGTCTTGAAATAGAAGCAAAGCTACAGGAGAAGAACACATGACTGAATTTCTATTAACAAATCAATTGTTGGCATCAATTGCTGGTGGCGTTATTGGCATAGCTGCTGGTGTCATTATTGTTCTCTGGCATAGGTGGTGATATGACAATTGAAATTCTACTTGCATTTGGTAGTGGGCTGATTGGTGGGCTAGTCGGAGTACTTATTGGCGTTATTTTAGTGGGGGGCAGATGACACCACTTATAAAAGAAATGGTTAAGGTGGTTTTGGATGCTGACCTTGACCCAACTCAAATGCAATGGTTTGATATGAGTGAATCACTTAAAGAGTGGGTTGAATTTTCCCAACGCAAATACTTACTACATCCAGCACCATATAAAAATATGATGCTTTGCGGTCGTTTAAAACAACAAGGCACTTTCATGTTGTCAGTATTAACAGAGCAAAAGACAGCTATCGTGACCGGTTGGATACTAAGACCGACAGGGTATGATCAACTTGGGTCTTTTCTTATTGCTGAACACAATGGAGAACCAAAAACGGGAGAAGTTGACGGCCCAATTAACTCGCAAAACCAATCAACGATGTGTGCTATTTTGGCTATGTTCTACGCATCTTTAGATACGCGGGTGCAGGCGTATGTACCAACGCCACACAAGGCAAATGTAAGCCGAGCCAAGCGTGGTTTAAAGCCGTTGTATGACTGGCGCACCATAGTAATTGAGCCATCACAAGTAAAGCAAAAGCCTCAAGGTGGTACACATGCAAGCCCACGAAGACATCAGGCGAGAGGACATTGGCGCACCTATCAATCTGGTAAGCGTGGCTGGGTCAAGGAATGTTTTCGTGGTGACGCTAGTAAAGGCGCAGTGTTTAAAGACTATCAAATTAAGGAGAGCGCATGACTGAAACCGAACGGCAATTAGACAACAACCAACAAATCGAAACTTTGTACGCGCTGTATCAACAAGCATCGTCCCAAAGAGATATTCTTATGGCACAGCAAACTCAACAGGTTGAAGCGTGGAAACAGTTGTTAATAGCTAATGAAGTAATATTTAAAGCAGTCGCAAACCGCGCACATTGGAAACGAACCGCAACAAGGTATTTAAAAAGGCACGCGCCTGATTTTTATGCTCAAGCCAAAAACACATGGGAAAACGATGAGGTGGTAGATGACTGAAATAGAACGGCAACTAGATTTGCTTCTGGGCGATGCGTTGTCAGAGAACGAGCGCCTCAAGCGCGCTTTGAAATATCAAGACGACCGGGAAACTTGGATTGGCACGCATGGCCCGGATTGTTGGAGCTATGGCCCCCGGCACTACGACTGCGCCATCAGACACATAACTGAATTGGCAACGGGCGCTATTAAGAAAATTGAAGGATTACAGGAATGATTGAACAAGCTATCAAAAACATGACCCTTCGGGACTACTTTGCGGCTAAAGCTATGCAAACACTTCTGTCGGAGTTTGAATACGGGCAGTCTCCATCGGAGCTTCAAGAAGATGTTCTTGGTAATACTGCCGAACAAGCATACGCAGTAGCAGACAAAATGCTGGAAGCGAGAAATTATGGATGATAACGTAAACAACCCTCCGCCCGGCCTCGGGCACCAAAGGACAAACATGACCGACTTAGAAATCTTGAATTTAAAGCTAGACAATCTGAAGCTTCAAATGGAGATCAAAGATTTAAAGCGCAGGTACAATGGAACCATAGAAGCGGAGAACTGTTCTTACTTCTGCCAACAACCAGAATGTGCTAAGGCACTAGCAGAAAAGACCTGGGCTCCAAGTGAATTGTCCGATATGTAACATACCTCAGAGCGAAGTCTTACGGACAAAAACTACAGGGTTAGGAATCATAAGAAGAAGAACGTGTTATAACGGGCACAGGTTCAACACCCTGGAGCAGATCCTTGTACAGGAACACGCATCTTCTAAAGATAGTCAGGTTATCCCCATGTCAGAACTGTGGAATAAGTGACGGGACGGTAGTAGCTGCCCATTCCAATCAGCTACGAGATGGCAAAGGCAGAGGTTTAAAGGCGCAGGACTACAGGATAGCCGCCCTTTGCTTTACATGCCACGCCGAAATAGATCAAGGAGCCAAGCTGTCCAAGGCCGAACGGTTAGAGATTTGGGAAAATGCTCACCGTAAGACCGTTGGATGGCTGTTCGACAATGATCTTCTTACTGTATATTCTTCTTGATGGTCTGAATATTAGCGGTAAGCTTGTTTTCAGCCTTGGTAAGATTTTCTAAGGCGTCCCTCTTTTCATCGGGGGTAGACTTATTGGCCTGGATCATCCCTCGCATTTCCCTAAAACTCTTCATGGTCTTTTCCAAGTCCAAGAGATATTCATGGGTTGCAATGGCCCTCATGTTTTCCTTGTAGTACGGCCCCCACTCCTGATAATTCATAGTACGTTCCATGAGAGCGGCTGTACGGACAACTGAATCCGCAGCGTTCTTAGTCTCGTAGTAGGCGGTGACTGTGCCACGCGCATTAGGATCAATCAGGAAGCGTTTAAATACAGGGGTCTGCTCAAAGCGGTTAGAGGCGTAGGTCTTGTCATCGTTCATCTTGAAGATGGAATCAAAAAGATTAAAGGCGTACATGCCCATAGTCCCCGTGTACCCACTGATAAGATGATCAATTTTCATCGGAGAAAGATTGGCAGCTTTGCCAATTTCTGCTGCAATCTTCGATGTGTTAGGCCCGGCCTGATACCCCGGCTCAACCCCCTCCATGCCCTGCCCAACAATAGGACGGTCAGTAAAGAAGCTGTGGTTTGTTACCGCCTCTAGGGCTGGTTTAAATGTTTGCGGGATACCCCAATTTATATCTAGGGTGTTAATCAACTGCCGCTTCATGGATTTGGCAAAGTCTCCTGCGGTGTCCGTACCAAAGGACGCAGCCATGATCCGTTCCGGTATGACTTTAAACAAGATACCAATTTCAAATGGGATGGGTATCTTTATCCCCAAAGAAGGCAGAAGCCAGTAGTTGTCTTTTGTTTCCTGTTCCTGTTTTTTGTAGTCATCATCATCATGCGTCAGTGCCCAATACATGCATGACAGGGCAAACATCGTAGCGCCCCGGATAAAGAACTGCTTTTGAATAGCCGCAGCAGATTTCTTGTCCATGCCGATTCCAAACCCTGTACGGTACAGAACATCTAAGCCTTGTATCCGTGCGTTTAAAAATGGGATGGCGGCGGTCAGAATACGGATGATTGCAGAGTTACCCTTGCGGTTGAAGTTCATTACCTCCATTGACCTGTAAATCGCTTCGGCCAGATTTCCATTAGGGTAAGCACGAGACTTTGTGTTCTCCAGAACTTCCTTATAGATCTGTTGACGAGTTGCAGAATCAGAGGCGGTGGCCCCCTTCTCCAGGGCCTGCCACAAGCCAGTCACCGGGCTAAGAAGAGTTTCTGCCGTAGTCTTTTGGCCTGCCGCTTTACGAAGATCTTTAGCAAAAGCCTTCCCGCTGTGGACAATATCTTTAGAGTATTCATGCCCACCAAGAACGCCAGCATTCATCAGAGCTTCAAACTCTGGTGACCGGCCAGCCAAGGCAGACGCAAAGTTTGCTAGGGTGGTGGCTGGGTTTACAGTCTTTAGCTCAGAGGCAATCATCGCCTGCATTGAATCCCGCATCATGTTGGCTAACATGAAACCAGGATCTTTGGTGACCAAAGTCCTAAGCAGGTTTGCCGGGGCGGTAAAAATGCCTATAAACGGTACATCAGGCAGATTTAAACTTGTAATGGATGAGATCCACAACTTATCGGCAGACCTAAAGGATTTCTGTTGGCCGTTAACCAGAATGGTTATACAGTCGGGCTTGTCAGACACAAAATTTAACGGCTCGATTACGTCCGTTTGTCCTGCGTTGTTTAAATCCATAGCAACCAGCACCGCCCTTTGCGCTGCTACGTTCTTTAAACCCATCTGAACTGAAGACTGAGTGTTTCGGATGATAGTTTCTAAGAAGTCAGCCAGTGGGGCTTCGGTGCCTCCCTTGCGCTTCTTAGGGGGCTTGACCCCGGCAATGGCCTGGAGAAGCTTAGGCCCAATGGTTTCCGTGTCATCTACCTGACGATAGAAGGGAATGTAGTCACCATACCTAACCCACTCATCCTTGGCGTCCTTGCTGATAACTCCAGTGTCTACCAAGAATTCTGCTAGTTTGTCGTTGTACTTGATCCATTCCTTTTGGATGTTTTCAAACTCCGGGTATCTAGCAAGTATTTGATTAGCCAGCCCAATGTCTGACTGTTTAAATGTAATGTCTGTGCCCTTTGGATTGGCGGTAGATGGCATGATCCGGGTAGCCATGTTTACAGCAGCCCAGAACTGATAGTACCTGTAAATCTCTTTATCGCCCTGGCTCAAGGCTTCTAGCGGGGCAAAGATTTCCAACGGGCCTTTAATCGTCCCACCAAAGTTGTCAACAATGGTGACGCCGTTTTTGTAAACGGGGGCTCCACCACCCGGCCTAAAGATGGCTGCGGTCAACGATGATCCAAGGTCAGACATATGGGCAGCAGCTTCTGCGCTTGCATCTGCAAGTAACCCAAACCCGCCCATCTTGTCAGCGCGGCGACGGTCATAAGCGCCAAGTCTGTTGTATCGGTTAATCAGGGCAGCACGAAGTTCTTCCCTTGTCTCCGAAGCAATCCATTTACTATACCGGTCACCCCAAGTCTCATCTTCCCGGACTGTCGTAGTCCTATCAACCGCTGCATTGATTTGCGCGGAGAAGGTGTTACGAAGGCTGAATTTAGGCAAGCCAGTCGTTTCAATTTTCTGTTTCATTTCAGGGGTTACATCAAACCCAGGTTGATTAAAACCACCAAGCTGGTAAACCAAACCGTCAGCATTTTCTATTACTTCGTCTATTTCAGATTGAGATGGATTTTCAATGTTTTGATATTCTCTAATATTGTCTATTGCGGTGGCGCGGAGTGCATCTTGAGCTTCTTTTTTTGTATCAAAAAATTCCTCCACTTCTCCTCCAAATTCATACTGCCACAGCGCGCCTTCTTCTGCTATTTTAACTGTTTTTAATGTTTTGCCACCAACTTTTGTTAAAAGTTTCTTCAAAGCAATTGGGACAATTTGGTCATAAAAGACCTTCATGCCTTTACCTTCGCCAACTTCTAAATCAAGGTTATATAGAGTATGCCAATCTCTGTATTTCCCGTGTTTACCGGTTACACCTTCTCCAGCTTCTATCTTTTTTGCTATGTCTTTTCCAACAAGTCCTTCAATTTCAGACAAGAAAACTTCTTCTTTTTCATAAACTGTTTTGCCTTCTTTATCTGTAGCAACAAACTCATATGTACCTTGATCATCTTTTTCGTAATCAATGGTATCAATGTAAGTAGCAAGGTTATACCTTTTGGCAGACTGTTTGCCATTTATAAAGGCCACCTTGTCATAACCGCCTTCAGCGGCTATAACCATGATGCGCTTGAGCGCCAGATTTAGCCAGCCCTCGGTCTTGGTCACAAACGGCGCAACAGGGATGACGGTTTTGCCAGCCATGTCCATGTCACGACCGGCACGCATACGGGCGTACTCGTCAGCCCGGCCCAACTCTTGCGCCATCTGCGGCCACGACATGTGGTCGACGAGCCGCTCCACCCCCTGGCGATCTTTGCCAGACTGCACTAGATAAGCTTTGTAGTCATCCGACAGCTTGTCGACGTAGTCGTCAAAATCCTTGCGTGACACCGGCTTTATGTTTGAATCAAACCCTTCCTTCTTCCCCTGCTGCCCCCAATCAGATTGAACCTCTTCAACAAACAGCACCTTCTTGCCATCGGTATCCGCGCGGTCATTGATACGAATATGGGCTAGGACGTTAGATTGATCCCAATGGCGAGATTTGTACTCATTGACATTCTTCCTAGCCGCGTAAGCAATGTCTGCTTGGCTCAAAACAGCGTCTGGTTTAACCTTTAAAATTTTGCGCGCCTCTGCCTCAGTCATTGGCTTGAGCGGCAACGTCAACAACACTTCACGGTAGTTAGTCCCACCGGGCAATATTAACTCACCATAATTGTATTTTGCTTCTCCTTCTTGTTTATTTCTGTAAAACGAGACATATGCTGTAGCTACTCTCTCTGCCTGCTCCCTTGTTTCTAAATTTGCTTTTATTTCATTGCCATCTGCATATACCCACCAGCCGCCATCAGCTAAAGCAATGCCAATCGTGTCCGATTGTCCATAGTCTCGTTCATAATTTGCTTGATAGTATTCTTCAAAACCATCAGGAAAATCTCTAACTTTTTCAAAATCTAATGGCTCAACCTCTTCTGCGTTTAAAGTGGTCTCTTCAACCTTAACGCCACCCTCCTTTAAATACTCCAGCAACGCAGCCTTAGACACCTTGCCCTCTTGCAGATCAAGGTAGTCGTTTACACCAGACCATTCAATCTCTTCAGGCTTTACGCCCTTCTGTACCATGCCTTTGATCATGGTTTTCCATTGGGCAGCAGGAGCTTGATTAGGCCCGACAGTTCCTATCTTGTTCTCAAGCTCGCTATACAGGCCCAGCTTGTCACGAAGGCTTAGCTTTGCTCTCGGATTTGGAGCAGCAGCATTTGGCACACCCGGTGTACCGCCTTCTCCTCTTCGTTCATTGAGGAATCTTCTTCCTCCATCGCTAAACCCGTAAGAGGGAGACTCTGCTCCGAGCTTGGTGAAGAGTTGCTGCTCGTAGAACCAGAGGACTGATTGGACTTGGTACGGTTTGATTCCGACATTTTGCGCTACCTTTATTGCAAGTTCTTTGATGGCCCTACGTTGAGGTTCTGTTGGGGCGTCAATGATTTTTCCCTCTCCATTAACCATAGTACCAAAGTACCGGTTAAAGGTGCGGGTCATCCATTTGTCCACTGTTACATCATGGATACCATTTAAATTAGATACAAATGGGCCGACCTTTGGCCCAAAGGCATATAGCCCCGGCTTTACATCAGTGGCTTTCCCCTCAATGCCGCTTTTAATGTTGCCATACTTTTGCCTATATTCATTTATCTCTTTTACGGTATGGTCACTCATTAGCCATTTAATGGCAGGGCCTTCTTTGAGGGACTTAACCATATTGTTTAAGAAATCAAGCTGCAACTTTTTGTTGGCAGATTGTTGCCCACCCATCCATAACATCCCGTTTTCGGGGTTTATGCCTGGTATTTCTTTTGTATTAACATAGTGCTCAAATGCTTTAGCTGCAATATACCAATTTTCCCTAGCATTGGTATTTGGCGACATGATGCCAGCCATTACAGTAAAAAGTATCCGACTTTCGGGTTTCTTTAATCTAGGAATGATTTTGGTGGTATCTTTAAACGCCGTCTTTATGTCTTCTTCATACCAATCAAGACCAGACCTTACTTGCGTTATTTGCTGCAATACTTCTTGGGTAGCAGTATCTACAGCCCGGTCAAAAGCAACCTTGTCGTTGTAATCAAGGGCAGACCCAAAGGCTTTCTTAACTTCATCATCAAAGTATTTACCAACTTTGGCAACAGTTACATCTTTACCAAGGTCAGGTATTTGATTGTCTTTTGTAATGCGTAAGCTATACCTGATGTCAGGGTTTTCTTTGGAGTATGTGCCTATGTTTCCAATGGCAGATTTGATTTGGTTTGGTTTAAATGCAATGTAAACATCTGTTTCTTCTGTAAACATTTTGCCAACATCATTGGCTACATCTTCTATGTTGCGAACAATCACCCCATCATGCCCGGATTTCTTTGCTTCTCTAATTGCTTTCTGAAAGTATTGTTCTTTGCTCATATCAATTGAGCGGTTGAACTTCCCCATCCGATCCAGCCACTTTTCGATAGCCGCATCGCCAGTTGGCATGGGCTCTGTAAAACCTACAACAAGTGGATTTTCAATACTTAAGTAAACAGGCATTACTTGTTGTTCTTCTCCCAAACGATTTTTGGCATAGTCGTTGGCGTTTTCCGCTGGGTTTTTCATCAACGGAGAATGAGAGAAGTAGAACGCCAACCCTTCAGACTTAGCGTGTTTGCTGCTAAATGCCCCCCCAATCAAAGATTGCGCTGTCCCATGATAAACAACTAACGGCTCACCGTTCTCATCTACTACTTTGCTATCACCAAACCACTGTTTAAACTCTTTAGTGTTGGGGGCGCGACGGCTTAACTTGGCCGGTCTAGGAAGGAAAACTTCCTTTATATCGCCTAAACCAATCTTGCGACGTTTCCCGTCTCCGAAATCAACAACAGGAACCTTGTATGCGCGTGGCCCAATTCGGAGGTCAACGCTATCTATAACAGTTCCTCTGGCAGGCTCTGTACCACTCCTGCCAACTGCTAAGACTTTTGTTCCAATTGGGATGTAAGTAAACCCAGGAAATACCTCTTCAAGGCTTGTCGCGCCAACTGATTCATCAAACTTCTTTTGTAAACTTAAAGCGGAAACGTAATCATCATTTGTTTTGGCAAACCTTTGCTGATATTCATCAAATGAAATTTCACCTGAAACATACGCATCACCAATTTGGCGTCGAATGTTTTCAATTCTTTCAAGAAACTTACCGTCCATCTTCGGCCCAATGGCAGCCGGTTTCCCCTGCTCTGTACGAAGGCTTAGTTTTTTCCCGCCAGCCTTAGCCTCACCAGCCTTTAGCTCACCCCGCTCAATCTTGCCAAACAGTTGCTCAATAGCTTGGTCTGAAGTGTAGAACCCTGCACCATTTAAAGCCCTCTTGAGTCCAGCAAAGAAATCCCTCATCCGTTTAAGGATGGCCTGGATCATTCCTGGGGGAGACTTGGTGGCATCAAAATCACCAAACGCATCAGCAATGGCTTCTTCAAGGATGGCATTAGGATCTGCTTTAAACGCAGGATTTTTCATGTAGGCATCGTACCTAGATGGCTTTCCTTCTTGCAAAGGCCCGCCACCAACATCCCTATTCTTCAGGTACTTGTCTACCCAAACATCTTTTGCTTGTTTAAGAAGAACATTCCATTGGTTATCACTAAAGAAACCAAGTTCTTTCAAAGCATGGATAGCTTCATGCCTCAACGTCCTTACAGGAGAGGCTGCGTCTAAAGCAATCTTGATGAGATTTTCTGCATAGGAACCCTCGGCTTCTACAGATTCAACCTCATTCATCAGCTTAACGGCAACATCTTTAAGACCCATGTTGCTCAGGATCTTTGTCAGGATGTTCTTAAACTGCTCTTTCTTTTCAGCAATAACTTCCGGCGCTTGTGCTACAGCTTGTTGTTTAAACTTTTCTTTGGCTTCCGTTTGCTGCTTTTCAGCATCAGATTTAAATAGTTCTGCCTGTCCTTTTTGTGCCCGAGAAAGTTTTGGGTACTCCTTACCTTCTTTAATACCTTGGGTTATGTCTTCTTTGCTGGGCTTAGGAATGCTCTCACCGAACATATCCTGTTCTTCGGTGTTGGCATGGTGGTAAGCATAGTTTGCTGCTTCCTTTAAGATCCTCGCCATTCTTTTGGCAGATCTAATGTTGTTAGCAAATCCGGTAAGGATGTTATGAACATTAGGATCTTCGCCAATGGTGACCTGGGCAACCATGTCAGGCGTACTGATCCCCGCCTTTTTGGCGGTGACCACTTGTTCAGCGGCGGCTACAACATCATTACGGAAGTCCAGCGCCCCGGCACCCTCTAGCCGCGCCATCTGCGGAGCGGCTTGAGATAGAGCGTTTAAAACATTCTTTGCATCAGGGTCTACCGCTTGAGAGTACAAGCGTAGTAACTTGTCGTTCTGGTATGCCTGGGCAAAGATGGCAGCATGAAGCCTAGCTCTGGCTATAGTGGTTGGTTGTCCATCGTCATCAATCAGTTTTCCATGCTCGTTTGCGGGCATAGACCTGATGAACTGCATAACGGAATAGTCCGTTACATCCCCATCTTCGTTGTAACTAATGTCGTTTACATCTACCCGTTTGGCATCGTTCTTTGCTTGGTCAACGGTAGATAGATCTAATGTTCCAGTGGTGTTGGTTATGTCACCAATGTTCTTAGTGACTTCTGATGCGGGCATAACCCTGACAAGAACAGGATTTTTAATGCCTTTAATTACATCCGGACTAATGCCGTGGAGATTGTCACCAAGCAATTCAGTTGAATAGGCGGCGGCAGTGTTGTTCCTGTATGCGTTCTGTAATCCGGCAATACGGGCGTTACCGCCTACAACCCTGGTCTTATCAACTGCTGTGCTGTATTCAGGAACAATAGATCCGTCTGCGTTATTGGATGCAATTACATTGTTTACATCCATTACCGCATATTGAACGGGAATCTTTTTGTTGCCAGCAGCAACCACATCCACTTTGCCTAATTGCTGGGGGTTGATATTCCCACCAAACACAACCGGGGCTCCAGTGGTGATGTCCCGGCTAAAGCCCAGCCTTGTGTAATCCGGACGGGCAGAGATATCTTGCATCTGTGCAATAGAAGCAGGGGTGGCCCTATTTCTATTTTGCAGAATTACAGGTTCTACTGAATCAGGTGGTGCTCCTTCTCCTCCAGCAGTGCCTGCAACATCCTGCCCAATAAGAACCACTCCATCTGGTTGAGTGGCTGCAACTCCTGCGGCGGCGCCTCCTGCACCGGGGAGGCCAGCCAAGAGAGCGCCTTCTCCACCTGGGGCAGCGTTAGTTGTTCCAGCATTTAAATTTCCTTCTAGAGCAAGGTTGGCGTTTAAATCTTTTAGGAACGGATCGATAACCGGATCGATTGGAGCTTGGGTAATAGCAGAAATGGCTTTTTCAGCAGCCGTTGGCTGAAGTAGCTTTTCGTTATCCCTAATCTCCCTTTGTAGCCTTTCAGCAGATTGAGCAAGGGTTTCCCCTCGGTTCTGCCCCGGCATCAATTCAGGAACTGGAGCGCCACGCCCTATGGCTGCACCCAAGATTCCACCGCCAATTGCACCCAAACCAGCCGCAGATCCTACGCCGGTTGTCAAAGACCTTTCAGGGTCAATCTGTTGAAGGTTTACATTGGAGGCAAACTTGCCGCCACCCTCTTCAAGCATTTCACTAGCAGCCTCACCCAAGCCAGAACGGATTCTTCCTTCTCCTGGCAGGCCCGCCATGCGTCGTTCAATGGCCTTCGAGCCGGGTAACTTCTGAGCCAATAAAGAAACAAGTCCGGACTCTACTGCTGATGCCCTGGCTTTGCTTAAAGCAAGATCTTCAATCTCTTGTGGAGACATTTTAGGGTTCTGAGCCCGAGCAAGGTCTAGTGCTTCCTTGTAGGTATCAGTACCAATGTCTGCGCCTTGCTGTACGGCTCCTGTGCCTATGGCAGTCCTAGCGGCAACTCTGGCTGCGTTTTCTGCTGCCTCTTTAGCGCCGTACTTGGCTACTTGACTGGCCCCGGTGGTAAGTAATTTACTTGCCCCACCAGTCAAAAACATGGGGATCATTTCCGGAACTGTTTCCGTAATGAACGTAGAGACTAAAGCCGGGTCTTTGATGGTCTGGACGATTGCTGTGTAAAACGCAGACGCAATGCCCTGTTTTTCTGCTTCCGAAATAGCCTTATCCCGCAAGGCTTCTCTAACGTGTAAACCTTCAGACTGAAGGGATTTCGCGTACTCCTGAAACCTTTCCGGCCCTCTCATGGCGGCGGTGTCAAAGTCTCCAGTGGCTAACCCGTACAACTGACCGGGAAGCTGAGCCATAGCCCCTACACCTTTTGCTATCCCTAGCAAAGGATCGGTAATGGCCTCTCCAAAGGTGCGCTCTGTGCTTTGTTTGGGAGCAAATTGAGGATACGCCTTATAGATCCGTTGTTTTGCTTCTGCCTGACTTACGTTATCAGGCACCTCAATGATATCCCCATTGGGCAATTCAACATCATAAGGCATATTTATTTACCCCAATTGATCAAGTGAAATTCTTTTATTGCCAGATGGCGTATTAGTCATTTCCAAAGGTTTGGGTATTCCATAAGCCTGACCAAATCTTTGATATTGCGACATCAAAAGTTTTTGCCGCTCTTGATCGTACACGTTATTTATACTCTGCAAATCTCTGGCATGAGCCGCTTTAATTTCTGCCGCTCTGGCTTTGTCTTCAGCATTGCCAGTCAAAGCCATTTGTTCAACTGTTGTTTGAGCTTTGCTTTGGAAAGCTTTTTCAGCTTGGGTAAGATGAAGAACCCTAGTGTGTTCGTTGTTGTCAAGAGCTTTTTGGAACCCGTTAAACCCTTGGTCTTGTCTCAATATTGCATTACTTGCATTGTCTTGATCAATCTTCATCTTTGCTATCAACAGTTGTGTTGCATTATTAGCGGCAGACGAATCAGCACTAATACGTTGTTGAGCAATATGACCAAACGCAGAAGCAATAGATTCACCAGACTTGGCTTTAAGCTCTGCATCCTTACGAAGGATGTCGGTTATAGCGTTTACACCAGAAAGTTCTTTCTCTAGATCTCCAACCTTCCTGGCATTTTGAACATCAACGATATGCCCACTGAGTTGAGCATTGGTCAGTCTGCGGGTAGTATCCGCTTCCGTCAATTTACGTTCTTCATCCCCAACCCGTGCCATGCCTTCACCGTTACGGTTTGCGGCAAAATCACGCATCAATTCTCTAAACTGCCTTGAGCCAAAACTTTCCTTGCGCCCCTTGGCGGCAGTGTCGTACTCATCTTGAGCCCGACGATACGCAGCAAGTTGTTCAATACCCGGCATGGGTTGAGCTTCCCTAGCTGCTTTTAATTGTGCAAGTAGCGCCCTTTGTTGAGACACATCTGTGCCCGGAACAGCAGCTTGCCCTTTTGACATCGCCGCCAGAAGACCCTCTAAATCCGATTGACTTGTAGGAACCCTGGGCGCTGATGGGCCAGCTTGAGATGCCTGCCTTACTAGACGGGCTTGTTCACCTGTTTGCTGCGGCATTTCCCTCGTATCCATCATTTCAACGGGAGGGGCGGTCGGCAAAAGACGGGTATCCTTTTGGGCTTCTACTGTATGGGTTCCTTCTTCTGGCCGAGCCGTAAGCCTAGTTGACAAAGCCGCCAACAAATCTTTTTGTGCAGCTTCAGCTTTTTGTTTGGCTTCTGCAAACCCTTGCGGATCATTTTGTCTTTGCGTAGATCCGTACCGTTGCAACAAAGCATTGGCTACCGCCGCTTCTGCCTTTGCTCGTTCCAATTGGGTATTTTCAGAAGGACGCTCGAAAGACTGGCGCAATAACCCGGCAGGCCGAGATGCTGCCTCAAGCTCTTCTGCCGAAGGCACATCAGACCCATCAGGCCCAGCAAAGCCTAGAACACCACCAGATTTAAACCCACGCATATTGTGTGCATTTAAACTAGCAATACCACCTTTAGCCATTTGCTGGGGCTGCTGTTGAGCCTGTTGGGCCTGGGCCATCATTGCCTGCTGGGCCTGTTGTTGCTGTTGGGCTTGGATCTGCGCTCCTGTCCCTACATTCTGAGCAATGCTTGCAATGCCGTTTTCTTGTGGTTGCGGTTGACCCGGAGGTGGGGGCGCAGAAGGTTCTTGAGGGGGCTGTCCTGACATAGCCTGCTGTGCAGCCTGTTGGGCCTGAATAGCAATTGTCGGCCCTGCTGGCCCTTGTGTAGAGGGAGGGTTTTTCTGCAACGCCTCCATGCCCCTTTGCAAAAGCATCAGTGCGTTTAAACCACCAGAAATAACGGCTGGGTTAGGCATTTGTTATTCCTTATGGCTTTTTGCCGTTAAGCAATTCGTCTACAGATTTGTACACATCCTGTCCTTGCCCGATAGCCTTACCAATATCCATTGCCGGAGTAGTGGCTGTGCTAGAAGTAACAGTAGACACCGGCAGACCTCTGTACAAAGCTTGCGTAGCAAGGATGTTAGCCATCGGGGCGTTACGCTCTTCTTCAAACGCTGCTTTCTTGGCTGCAATCCCTTGAGCCTCAATATCCCGCTGAGCATTACCGGCAGCAGTCATTGCGTTAAGGTTAGCAAGACCAGCAGTGTTTTGGATAGCGCCCAAGTTGCCTTGAGAGTTGTACGCTCCCAATTGATCTTGAAGCGCATTTAACCCAAATGTATTACCGTACTGTCGTGACTGCTCGGTCTGGCTTTGAGCCAAATTACCATACTGCGCTTGCTGTTGTGCTGCGGTCATAGCCTGATTCGCCCCAAACTGTCTAGATGCTTCGTTAGCATTTAAACCAGCCAGCCCGTACTGAGCAGTGTTTTGAGCGTTAGACAGAGCTTGATTTGCGCCAAATTGCCTTGAAGCTTCATTTGCCTGCTGCGCCTGTAAGTTTCTGCCTTGATCAGAATTAAACTGAGTCATAGCATTGTTGTAGGCCGTATTGTAGCCCTGACCCGTAATGTTAGCCAGATTGGTGCCAAGATTCCTTTGGGTCTCTGTATCCATCAAGGCGCCCCTACTACCGCCAAATGCCCCCGCCTGAGTGGCCCTGGCGGCATTAGCCATCTGCGTCATTTGAGATTGCCGACGAGCCTCTGCCAACTGAGGATCAAGAGAAGCTTGTAAGTACGGGTTCATGTACTGTTGAGCTTGCTCCGCACCGAACGTATTAGACGTTATATTTGATGCGTTATAAGGACTCGTGGCAGTGTATTGATTGGCATTGTTTGATGCTTGGTAAGCACCCGGCGCAGTAAACTGATTTGTCATTGTGGCGGGGGTGTAGCTCAACTGCCCCATCTTTGCTGCCACATCTCCAGCCCCAGCCGCCGCTTGTGCAATGCTTCCTGGGGTAGAAAGATTGCCTGCTGCTGTAAACGCCTGCTGCTGTAAAGGAGAAGTTCCAGCAGTCAATGGGCCTTTATAAGCCTGATAGGGCTGTTTGGCAATTGCCGTCCCCCTCTGGATATAGTCAGAAATACCCGGCCCAGCCCAAGAAGATAGGTTGGATTCATTGGTTGCTGGCATTCCTGTAGCCGTTGTTCCAGGGGCTTTAACCAAGTCTCCTGTTTCAAAAGCAATTGCCCCACCATTGGCATAGGCAGGTAAAGCAGCCAAGCCACCGGGCATAAACTTTTCAGGGTTGATCTGTTTGCCTTGTTTGGGGTTGCCAGTCCTAGCCTTACGAACCCGATCCATCATCTTATACAAGACATCAGCACCCGCAGTGGAGTTGCCATTCCCCAAATGAGAAACAACATCCGCAGGAATAACAAACTCACCATGACTTAGCTTAGCTGCTTGTGTCCCATCAATAGTGGTATCAAGCTTATCCGCCATACCATCAGTAGCGCCGTGTAAATACCTGCCGCCATGAGCTAGGTTGGCAATACCACCCATTGCAAACCCCCCTAAGTTGGCATTCATAGTTTCTTGTAGAATATTACCGGTATTAGCTTGTGCTAGTATAGGATTGGTTCCATTAAAACCAATAATGTCCCCTGGCTTTATGTCCATTGTCATGGGGCGATCATCCGGGCCTAAATTAGACTGCCATCCGGTTGGCGGTGGCTCAACAGCTAAACGGTTTTCTTGGTTATCAAAAAGCCTCCCATCCATATAAAACTTGCCTTCTGGCACGGCGCTACCATCTGGCATTACAAACGAAGGTACACCGGTTTTTGGTGTAAACGATTCACCCGGTTGCAATGGCCCAGCTTGATCGTTTTCTTTGGGGCCAAAGTCTTTAGGTAAAGAACCAAGTCCTTTCCTGCCCAAGTAATCAGCCAACGGGACACCATTTACTGTCGGAGCAGGAGCAGCCTCGCCCTTTTTACTGTAAGAAATGTCTGTAAATTGCCTACCGCCCATTACAGGCTTGCCGCTGTAAGGCTGGTACTCTGGTTGTTCTATCTGCTGCATATTGGCTACATACGCATTAGGATCAATCGTGCCTTTCCATCCGGGAGAGGCATTGGGCTTATTCATGCCCATAGCAGCGCCAAGCAAAGTTGCTAAAGCAGCAAGGCCAGCAGGGGTGGTTGCTTTGTCTAGGAGTCCCTTTAATACATTTGAACCGCCTCCAGCAGATCCACCACTGGATGATCCACCTATTGCATTGCCCCCGCTTTTTGTAACCTCTCCAGTTACTGGATCTGTGTATGTAATAACTCCAGAATCATTTGGAATAAAATCTACAGTTCCATCTGGATTTGTTACATATGTGCCGCTCTTATTCGTATATGCACTAGTACCATTTGCCCCACCAACTAATGGGTTTTCTAGTTCATAGCGCGCATTGGCATCTACTTTAGTTACCTCTGGCGTGACGCCATCGTCATACACTTCACCGTTGGAATCGACTTGTAGCGTCATGATTAACTCCTGTATCCAAGCTGGTTAAGAAGCGCCGCCATTTGGTCTTCTTGAGATGTTTGTTTACGCTTCTGCGCTTGGTGGTAAGCATAAAGCGATGGGCTTAACAGTTTTTCCAAATCAAAATCTGGAAGCTGCATAAGCTCTTGATGCAACTGCTGAGTCATTCCGGGAATTGTAATGTTCCCCCCCGATGTCGTGGTGACTTTAGGGTCAACTATAGGCTTAATTATTGGCCGTATTGGGTCAACTATAGGCTTAATTGGCGGTCTAATGGGATCAACAATTGGCTTGTCTGGAGCAACAGGCACCTGAACAGGTTGCTCAACAGGAGGCATTACATGACCATCAAATGGAGGCTCGTCTACAAGCTTATCCCTAATTACAACTTGTTGGGCGTCTGGAATAAGTTCTTCTTTGGGGATATTGTCTAAATCAGAATAATCAATAAACGGAGTCGGTGGTGTTTGCCCTTTTATTACAACTTGCGGCGTCCCATCTTCTGTTTCTGTAGGAATGTTGTCTAAAACAGAATAGTCAAAAAATGGAATCGGTGGTGTTTTGCCTTCTATTACAACTTGCGGCGTTTCATCTTCTATTTCTGTAGGAATGTTGTTTAAGTCAGAATAGTCAACAAATGGGATTGGTGGTGTTTTGCCTTCTATTACAACTTTTGGCGTTTCATCTTCTGGCCCTAGAGGGTATTCTAAAGAAGAGTAATCAAGGGGGGTTGTACCTGTTATATCTACCCTTTGCGTTGTATCACTAGGATTTAACAACGCCAATAACTCATCAATAGGAGGAATTTTGCCAGTTATTTCAACTTTTTGGAGCAAATCATCTGTTAGCTTATCCGAGGTCGAGGGCGCTTCTGTTTGCGTATCGCCTGGGTAGTACCTGTCTAAATTTAAATCAGAATCTATTGGCAATGTTTTAGGGGCAGTTCCAGTTATATCAACTCTTTGCGTTGTGTCATTAGGACTTAACAAGGCGGCTAGTTCATCAATAGGAGACGCTTTACCGGTTATTTCAACTCTTTGAGCGTTATCAAGCTGCGGATCATATTGATTTAACATTGCCATTAAATCATCAACCGCAGTGTCTTTAGGTGGCGTTTGTCCTTGAACAACAACTTTGGGGGTTAATGAACTTCCAGGGGTTTCGTAAAACGAGTTGTAATCTGTTCCGGCAGTTTTGTCTTTGCCGGTAATAAGAACCTTCTGCGCTTCATCAGCCGTAAGGCCATTGGCCTCAAGAAAACGCATTAGTTCTAAATCAAAGTTGTGGCCTGTAATATCAACTTGTTGCGGTGCAGCATCTGTATCAGCGGATGTTTCGGGACGTTCGGCAAATGTGCCAAAATTTTCCCCTAAGTCAAAAAGGTTATCTTCCGCTAAAGAAGTAGATGGTGCGGCCCCGGATGGAGTTTGATTAAAAGACTCAGGGGGGAAATCTTTTGCTAATGCTTCAATACCCTCTGGCCCAGCCACAGCAGCAGCAGAATCAGGGGTAAGCCCAGCCTGTATTAACGCTTGGATTTCATCAGGAACAGATGTTATTCCGGCAGCAGAATCTTTTGTAAGTCCTAGGTTTATTAAATCTTTGGTATAAGCATTTAAAGCTTCTTCTTGCTGGGGAGTTAAACCAAATTGCCCATTTGCTTGATTGGCAAAAGCAAGTAATTGTTCTTGCTCTGCTGCTGCATTTTGTGCTGCGGCTACATTTTGAGGAAGCAATGGATTTGAGCCGGGGACATAGCGTTGTCCGCTTGTATCAAGTGAAGCTAGCTCTCCTTTGCTATTTGAAAACAAAGAACTATTATCGTCATACTCTTCATTTAAATTTGCTAAGCCACGCGCACCTGTTGACCCTGTTGCTCCAGAATTTCCTGAAGGAGCAGATCCTTTAATAGCCCCTGTAATCTCACCCAATGCAGATTTCAAAGCATATTTGCCAGGGTCTTTGCCCATAACTGCTGCCAATGCGGCTGAGCTTAAAATGTTTGCAGCCGGGGCGGGCAACCCTGTGTTTCCAAAGGTTGATTCCATTGCGCTGTTTGCACCAGACCCGGCAGCAGCACTGGCACCAGCCATCAAAGCATCTTGAAGGGCGTTCTTATTGCCAGTTAAAAGGGACGTTACGCCACTACCAGCAGCAGATTGAATGCCTTTGTTTAAAGCTGTATCTAAAGACGTTATGCCTGTATTAGCAACATTTTTAGGTAAAATATCACCAATAGCCGAAGTAGCATACGACGTGGCTCCACCTAAAACACCCGCTTTGGCTATATCCCCTAAATTCCCGCCTAGACCAAACGTCTTACCAGCATTGACAAGACCTTGGCCTATTGCCATCTGTGCGGTAGTGCTCAACCCAGGAGCAACCGCAGCACCCAAATTACCAGCTAACGGCCCAAGCACCCCCGCCATACCGGCGCCAATAATTAACTGAGCAATCCATTCATTAGGATCTGTCAAGTCTACATCTAACGGCTTGTCAATTAACCCGGTATCGTCAAAGCGTTGGGTCTGATATTTATTAGGGGCAACCTGCCTCCAAGCAACATCCTGCGGTATGGTTTCTGGGCCTAAGATTCCAGTAGTTTGATCTTGCCCTTCCCCAGCAGTATAGGTAGCGGGGCCAGTCCCTTGAAGATACCAAGGAACATCAACCGTACCAACTTCACCTTGACCAAGTTGTATTCCAGCAGGGCCAGTAGACCAGCCTTCAGGTGGTTTTGTTGCCATTTAAACAGCCTCCCCACCACTGGCGGTAATAGTCAACCCGGTTGAAGAAGCTTTGACCTGTATTGTTTCTCCAGCATTCATAACTTGAATGCCTTTCCACTGAAGAACACTATTGGCAGCTACTGAAAACGTGTAGTAAATAGCATTGGCAGTGCCCGCTGTACCGCTTACGGGCACAAGATGAACATTTACAGTCAGCGCCCCAGCCGTGGTGTTGCAGATGTCAAGCTGTTTGACATAGGTTTTGGATAGCGCAGGGGTTGTGTAAATCGTAGCAATGGTGGCCGTGATAGCCGCTTGGCCTAGCTTTACAGCGGTGATGGTCTGATAATTTGCCATGCTAGGCCCAAGCGTTTAACCAGATCAGCGTTTGGTTAGATGAGACTTGCTCGTTGATGACCCGGTTTTGGTTGTCAAGGAGAGCAAAGTAGACCCGTTCAGCATTCCTAAACCGCTCTTCTAAGCTGCGGTCGTACTCTGCCGTAGCCAGAGGCAAGTTAGGTGCAACGAAAGCGGTTGGAATGCTCATCTTCGTCCATCAGGTCTGATGTCAAGTCTAGGTGCGCCAAGCTGCCATTGCACCCCTAGTGCAGTCGATTCTACTTTGATTGACAACTGCCGTCCACGGACTCGCGTGTAAACCTGACCGGTAAACTGTTCAACAGGGTAAGTGCCAGTCCTAGTAACTCCCGCTGAGCTTTGGTCAGCCACAGACTGATTGCTGTTTGTAGAGGTATTGTTGTTGTATCCAGAACCTGAATTGGACAACGGCAGCAGGTACATGGTCGCCGCAGGGCTTGCAGCAGAAGAACCCCGAAACGTAATGTCGGGCAACATACGCCAGATAAATGAAAAGTTGTTGCCGTCGTCTAAATCAAATTCAGCAGAAGTGATGTATGAGGTGATTGCCACTGCCGTGTTAGTTGAGAGGTCATCAGTCCCGGTTTCTTGATACATCAGTTTCTTGTTTGTATCATCGGCGGCAATTGGCAAATGGTTAAGAACACTTGCGTCTATCCAGGCAGTACGAACCATAGTGCCGTAGTACCAGAGTCTTTCGGTATAGTTAAAGATTACATACCTGTCAATTGTGGTACTACCGGCTGAACAGTAGAACCACCACACTTCGTTAAACTTTTCTACCGTGGAAGAAAATATCTGCGCGTTTTGATCGTTGTTGATGCCCGGAATGTCATCAAAGATGTACTGCCGAAGGTCACAAACTAGCGTACTTGTCGCACCCTCGTAAACATAGAACTTGTCTATCCCCATCCAATACGTCTTGCCAGAAGCAGTTGACCATGCCCGGTCACTCAGGATTGAGACGTTGTCAGAAAGAAGGGTAGAACTCCAAACAATGGGCGTCCCAACGTACTGCAATGAGTACAGCGCTGTATCAGTCCAAACAAGAATTTCCTGCCGGGTCTGAGCAACCGCAACAATAGATGAGCCATGAGAAAGACGAAGGCTACCCGCTTGGTTGGTTGCTGCGGGTGTCCAATTGACTGCGTCTTCTTGGTCAGACCAACGGATGAGCATCGGGTCTAGTTCAACGCTACCGTAATCATTAGTACCAAAGGCAAACACAAACCTAGATGTGTCAGACACAAGCAGTAAATTTTGGAATAGCGGGGTATCAGACGCCCCAGCTAACGAAGACAGAGCAACCCCACGGGAGGTCAGCGGAGAACCAGAAGTGCTCCAGTAGTACAGCAGTCCACCTTTAGGCCCAAAGATCAAGTCTTGACCAAAGTTTTGCGCGTTCCAAATGCGAATTTGGCTTGCGGATGTAGTACCTGTGCCCCATCCCCCACCACCCCAAGTTCCCGCACCCCAACCGTAAAGAGATACGTTGATCGCATACCCTACTGGAACTTCATACGCGCCAACAGTCGAGCCACCGCCATTCCCGCTATCAGAAGCACTTGCTGTTGCTGTGGCTGTAATGGTGTAAGAGTTTACGCTTATGACTGTGGCTATCTGGTAGTTTTGATTCAGAACAGCGGCAGTGATGTTGCCACCAAGACTGACAGCACCAGAGAAAGTCACAAAGTCGCCAGCACTAGAACCAAATGCTGCGTTAGTGACCGTAATAGTTGCCGACCCATTTGTTGCTGCAAACGTAACAGCACCGGCAGCGGTTGTTGCTCGGATAGGAGTGATGTCGTTGTAAACAGAACCCGATTCAATGTAGTACTTGAGGTTAGTACCGACACCAAGGTAAGGAAACGAACTGTTGGTCGTCCAGGGCCACAAAGACCGGGCAGTACCCAGGTACGTAGCGCTAGGCGTTACAGGTGACCAGCCACCGATCTTCTCTGGAGTGCCTTGACGAAACCGAATCTTGTCGCAATCGTACCAGCCGCCTTCATTGGTATAGCGCGTGTTTTCTCTGTTTACACCGGGCTTGAGGGTGATCTTCTTCAACGGCATGGCGTGTCCTTAGAACGTACCACCAGCGGGGGCCGACAAAGCGTTGACCACATTTGTTGCATCACAATACAAAACAACGCTGCGCCCGTTAGGCACTAAGATGCCCGTACCCGCAGAAGTCTTTAGGGTTACAGAAAACCCGCCCGTGGTAGAGTTTGTGATGAAGTACAGCTTAGAAACTGTTGGGCAAACTACGTTTCTATCAGCGGTTAAGGTTCCCGTAATATTAAGAAACATCTTCCGGGCTTCGTCTGCCGCCCCATTTGAAGACGTAAGGGTGTAGTTGGCTGTATTGTCGTGGGCAACAGACGCTGTACCAGCAACAGAAGAGTCTATTAAAGACGTAATGCCATTGTTAACTACCGTACCCCAGTTGGTGTCGCCATCCGCAGGCAGAGTAAGTTTAAGACTTGTAGTATAGCTTGCTGGCATTTCTGCTCCTAAGCGGCAATGAGTTGCCAGTTTGGTGTTTGGGCGTTACCTATGGTAGCCCAGTTCGGGGTTTGGCTGTTTGGTATCAGCCCCCAGACCAAGACTTGTCCAATCCGACCAAACGCTGTAACACTTGTGGGGAAGGCAGTAGCGCCAGCAGCTATTACGACAGTTCCAATAGACCCAGTTGCCTGCACCCCGGTGACTACGGCAATTGCGCCTGAAGCAACGAATACAGTTCCAATACTTCCGGTTGCCGATACGCCCGTAACAACTACTACAACGCCTACCTGAAAGCTGTCTGCCTGGAACGCACCCGCTTGGAAGGCATTAGCCATGTTTTAGGCTCGCATAAGCACTAGGGGCAAGGCTACAAGGATACCACCAAAGCACGTTGCGGCAGCGTCTAGGAACTCCACGCCGTGAGGGCCGTGCATGGCATCGCCTGTTGCCCGCCAGTTGATAAACGCATCACTCAACTCTTTAAACACGGCAATTACAGCCACCACACAAAGAGAGACAAGCAAGCTCCGCGTAAGCAAGAAGCAAGCGTCAAAGATCACGGCACCATAAATTGCATGGTTCGCCTTGTCTGTGGGGAATTGCGGCAGGTTCATATCAATACCCAACTCAATATGCTTTCATCCCACGCATAGGGCTTACTGTCGTTGGGGTAGGGGACTGGCGGTTCCCATTGGCAAGTATTAGAGTTTAATACCCAACTAGGAAAAGGCTGCGGTGAAATAAAAGCGTCCAAGTCAACATTATAGGTATCTCCGGCCCCCGCGTATTTTTTACGAATATTGCTGTTGTAGCTAGTTTGTTTCCAGTTACCACCCAGCAAATTGGTGCAGAAAGCTTGGCCTAAAGCTTCTTGCTCAACACCATCAGCATCGAGTAGTTCATTGTTATGCACCACGATTACCCGTAGTACAACATTGTTTTTATCAAGTTCAGCAAAATTACTCATATTTTAATGCTTCCAGAACCTGTAAATTTGTATATTCGGTAACCACCAGCTACAGTAACAGTTGGAGAGCCTGTGGTAGATTGAGCAGCCGGAGTAGTATCCGGGTATCTAACTATTACAATACCTGAGCCACCGCTTGCGCTTGCGCCGCAAGTTTGAGACGAAACGGTATCCACGCCGCCGCTACCCCCACCGCCCCCTTGGTTAACAGTTCCGTTTGTTCCAGGGGATGCAGAACCGAAAGAAGCGTCTCCACCAGCGCCGCCACCACCAACGCCACCAGCACCGCCAGACATGGTTCCTGATGGATTAGGCGCCGCCCCGCCAGAACCGCCGCCTCCGGCGTATTGCGTGGCCGTACCAGAAATGCTGTTGCTGGAAGACCCAGCGCCCCCAGCAAAGCCGGGTTGGTTTAACGCTAAGGCAGTGTTAGTGGCACTTGTCCCCGCACCTGATGCGCCACCACCGCTACCACTTGCACGGCAGACATTGCCATCGCCTCCGTTAGACCCTTGACCAGAAGTGCCCGCGCCACCAACGCCACCAGAACTGCTAGACGCACCGCCACCACCGCCCGAACCCCCAGCACCGCCCGCAGCGCCAGCTTGAAATCCGGCATAGCCAGGGCGACCGCCATAACCACCGCCAGTAGCAACAATACTACCAATGCTAGAGTCGGAACCAGATGACCCGCTAGTTGGTGCATAAAAACTAGGAGAACCACCACTTTGACCGTTGCCGCCGCCCGAACCAACGGTTACTGTGTAAAGGGTATTTACAACCAGAAGCGTGCTTGTAGTTCCTGTTAAATAACCTCCACCCGCTCCTGCTCCACCAGACCAATCTGCATTCTGCCCGCCGCCGCCAGCGCCGCCGCCGCCGCCGACTACTAAATAGTCAATACTAATATTAGGTTTTTTAACAGTCAAAAACGAGTTGAGTGCTGCAAACATTATGCGAACGCCTGGGCTGCGTTACCGTACCAGACCGACGCGATACAGACAAAGCTGATGATGTCTACACCCGTTGATGCCGTGGTGGTGATCGTCGGTACAGTGCCCCCAGGCCACTTGACGCCTGTAAATGTGGCAGTCCTGCTGCCCGTTGCATCCTGAATCAACCGGATGATGAAACTCGTACCGCTTGTGGCGGTGGGCATCGTAAAGGTGCAGTTGCCTGTCAGCGTGTAGCTCAGGACTGTTCCAGAGGCTAGGGCTAGGGTTACTGAGGTGCCGCTGTTGGCAATTGCCGGGGCGGTCTCAAGGTACGCCGTGACTGTGGGGTTTGTCAGTACCGGGGTGGTGATCGTTGGTGAGGTTGAGAAGACCAAGTTCGTGCTGGTCGTTCCCGTGGCACCAGAGGCTGTGTAGCCCGTGATGTTGTTGAACGATGTGATGCTGGCCGTGGTGGCGTTGGTGCCCCCGTTGGCGACCGCCAGGGTTCCTGCCAGGGTAACCGCACCAGACGTAGCGGATGACGGTGTAAACCCTGTGGTGCCCGCCGAGAAGGTAGACACGTTGGTCGTTGCACCGTTGCTCGCCAGCAGCTTGACCGTGCCCGCGCTGTTCTTAAAGTACAGCTTCTCATCAAGGGTGTTGAGTGCCAACTCACCCGCAACAAGGTTTCCCGCTGAAGGGGCTGCTGCTGCCGTGGTGCTGTAGTACAACGAAATGGGGGTAAAGCCTGTTGCTGCCATCGTAGTTCCTTAAAATGTGCCGCCTGAAATGCCGCCGATTGCAGTCAATTTCTTAGCTATGTAAACGCCACCGGCTATCGTCATAGCCCCAGTTGTGCTTGATTGTTCCAACGTACCCGGCACGGCAAACACTGAAGTTGCCCCCGTGCCACCTATGGTAAGAGAAGTCGTTGCCCCGGCAAAAGCTGTAAATGTTGCCCCGGAGTCTATGCTCGTCGTGAACGTCGGCGACGTTGCAAAAACATTTGCACCAGAACCTGTTTCATCGGTAAGCACTGCCGCAAGGTTTGCACTTGAGGGAGTTCCAAGAAACGTCAAGATTCCGGTGCCGGTAGTTGTCGTAGAAGGAGCAACCCCCGCCCCACCACCAATGACAAGCGCACTAGCCGCTAGGGCTGTTGAAGAAGCTATGGTTCCGGTAGCTGTAAACGCTAAGACACCCCCAGAAGTACCAGCAGAAAGCCCTGTGCCTCCGTTAGCTACGTCAACAGTTCCTGAAATGCTGTGGGTAGCGTTCCAATTAGAAGGGCGAACTACCGTAGCATCCGCGCCATCAGAGATTGCACTAACAAACGGGTGGGTTACGGTAATAGCCATTTTGTGCCTTTAAGCGATGCGGATCAGTGCAGTGGAGGCAGCAGCAACCGGCATTTGTACGGTAAATGTACCTGCGGTAGAAGTCTTGTCTGCACCGAAGTCTAGGACTGCAATTGCTGCGTTTGATGCGCTGCTGTCATAGATCAGTGCGCCACGGGCTGTAATCGTAGCGGTAGTCCAACTAGAGTCATTGAAAGTTAGCCATGCGGTAGTGCCACCATAACTAATAGCATTGCCCGTTAGCGTGTTCCCGCCAGCCGTGTAGCCTGTACCAACAACCTCATTAGTTGCTGAATAAACCGTTGTCGTTGCGTCCAGCGTAGCTGAGTTGGTGTACAGAGCAATCTTCATAGTATGGGTCAACGGAGTGTATGTCCCCGTCAGAAAGCCAACCTTGGCTGAAGTGCAAAAAGCATTGCCAGTAAAAGCCATGATATTTCCTTAGATAACTTGGGTGCGGACTTGCCCGCTACGATACGCATCCTGACGCAACTTACCGTCACCCAGGTTCTTGAGAAGAGTAAGCGACTGTTTATATGCATCAGCATACAGTGCAACCATATCAGGCTCACCTTTCATAAACCGGATAGCTTCAACCATTACCGCGTTAAACAACGCAGAGTCAAAGTTATCACCCAGCCAGGAAGTGCCCGCTGTAACGATGGAGACAGGGTAGTAGAAGTAATGAAGCTCTGCCGTCAAGCCAGCACTAGGCGTTGGCCCGAGAATAAATGTAAGCTCTTGAAGAGATGCGCTATCCGGCCCGAACACAGCGTAGTACTTAGGTGTGCCTGTGGATGACGGGGTGGGGTACGCTTCCCGGATGAAGTTGACATCTTTGTTAAGGAGGTATGTGTATGCCCCTACAGCGTCAACAACTGCAAGGCTGAAGACGGACAAGAAGTCTGTCGGGGCAGCAAGATACTGAAAGCCAGACGTTAAAACCCCCTGTACGTTTTTACGCAAGGAGGGTAGCTGCACCGAGTTGTAAATCTTCTGCTCTGCCAAATTCGTCATAGTGGCGAAGTCAGTAGCAGTAAAAGTATTCTCGCAATAGTCCTGTACTGCGGTTTTCAACTGGGTGTAGTTCATGTTTTACGCCATTGGCCCACGGGACATAAATCCCTTAGTTGCAGCACCAGACCCGCGCATTTTGATGCCTTCAGTCGTAACTTCTTTCAGCGGGCCAATAGTCACGGGAGTACTGTGCTTGACAATATCTTTTTCATTAAAGACATTTACCGCAGCCTTGTCTTGCAAAGACTTGGATGGCTTTACACCAGGGGCACCAGACATAGTGTGAGGCTTGGCATAAACAGCCGCATCACCAACTTCTTTACCGCCCATTTTCTTGCTGAACGTAGCCATGATTAGTCTCCTTGATTCATCGCACGGGCGATGTTGCGGCCATACTTCATCATGGCATCTGTTTCTACACCGAGACTTTTACCACGGACATGCTGGTGGTTGTTAGCCACACGGTCACCAGATGTGGTAGCAAAGTCATTGCCAATCTTCAGTTCATCATGTTCCACGGGCTTGTACCCGGCAACTGCCATACTGGCGGGAAAGTTAGCTGATTTGGTAGCCATTATGATTCCTTACGTTATGCTTACAGTGGTAGTGCCGATTGATCCAACGGCAACGAGAGGGTTGGGGGTTAAATCCGCATCGAAAAGCCTAGACCCACCAACAGGGTTCCAGCCCCAAAAAATACTTCTGCTGCCTTCTCCCAAGTATCCGCTAGACAAAAGCCCAGAAGTAACGTAGCTACGATCAGGGCGAGGGTTACGCAAAGCTTGAGGGTCATCGACTGGATACATCCCTAGAAGAAGCTGCGGGTGATCTTCCTCCCAACACTGAGGACAAACCAAGATGTTTACGTTCTTGGTCTTGATCACCAACCCTTTGAGGTCTTTGAGCTTAAAACGAAACCCACATCGGTCACACTCCGATATTGCCCGTTTACCTGCTGCAAACCTATTGCCCATGATTAGCTAATGAACTGCTGCCGTGGGACAAAACGAACCGCAGCTTTCTCTCGATCTTCGCCCGCTGCCAACTCCCATGCCGCATCATACTGCGCTTGAAGCATTTGAGCACGTTCTAGACCCCCAGGAACCTTCAAAGCAAGGTAAGAAGCCAACCCTGCAATCATACACGGAAGGAACCTAAAAGGCACATCCATTGTGTTTACACCGTTACCTGCATCCTCGATCCGGCGCAGCCGCCAGTACACGAAGGTGTAGGTCTGCACATTGTCAGGGGTGGGCCAGACAGTGATCGTCGGTGTGGGGGACAAGCGGTCAATATAGACCTGAATCGGCCTAGCTTGGGTCAGCTTATTGGGGATCGTCGCATAGGTAGAAACACTGATGCGCGTGATGTTTAAATCTGCCTGCGTGGAAGCGTTACCTGCTCCGGTGCGGATAACATGCTCAAGCAAATCAACTGTGTAGATTGGTAGGTCATACGTCGCCGTACCAGGAACCAGCGTGATAGACCCTTGATCAACAGTCCACAGATTGATGCCACGATTAGCCCAGTCAGCAAACAGTAGATTAAGGCTTCTACGAGCAGTACGTAAGTCATAGCCAGTCCTAAGCTCTGCACCGCAACGCTCAAACGCTTCCTCGACAATCTCGCTAAGGTCTAGGTTGAATGATTGGGTGCCTGATGTTGCCATTATCTAAACCCTGCTGTTTTCTTCGCTATGCGTTTGGGCTGCGCTACAAACTGTTTACCTGCGGCTTTACCCATACGCTTTGCTTTGGTCGTAGCCGCATACTCAGCAGGGCTAAGCGATTGTATTGCCTTTGCTGGTAAGTACCGCTCACCCGTTTCGGATGAGGGCTTACCGGACTTGGTTTGCCATTTCTGGTCTCCCCAATCCTTCAAAGATTTCTGCGGTGTTTTAAGAGTCATTGCTGTAACTACCAAAAGCACTAAGGTATTCTACGGCATTACGCAATATCGTAGTACTGTCTTTAAACATCCCTAATGCCCGGTTACATTGTTTGCAAAGTACCCCTCGAAACTCTCCGGTTTCATGGTTATGGTCAATTGCGCTTTCTATTAACGTAACTTCAGTTTTGCAGATTGCACAACAACCCTCTTGCCGTTCATATCTTTCCACAAGCTGTTCTGGAGTAATCCCCCGACGCGAACATCGCTTAGCCAAAGTCCATGGGTCTCTTTCGCGGTACTCTGCTACCCTATGTTGATTGTTCTCTGCCCAATCTTTATGCCTTTTGTAAAGACAAGTGTTGCAATGGCTCTTGTACAAATGCGTCATTTGCCCACCGCGACTACGAAATGCGGACAATTGTTTCGTCTCGCCGCAATCCGTACAAGTTTTTGTGGCTTCAGTCACGATAGCCACCGCCAGCGGCCTTGTACTTTTTTGCTACTAATTGACTCTTTCGGGCGCTCCATTCTCCAGCCCCTGTACCTTGAGTAGCTGCTGCTTTCACATTCGCCACAATCTTTTTACGCAACTCAGGTTTGGTGTAGTTGCCCGCTTCATTAACAGTGGATTTAGCTTTTGCCATTTAGCATTTCCATTTCCTAAGACTTTTGTTGATCCTGCTATCCGGGTCATTAGCTGTCTTTGAACTAGTCAGCTTCTTCTTCATGCCTGACATTCGGGCACAGAATGACTTTTTGCGGGAGCCACCTTCTGGCTGCGGGGCTTTCAATCCAGGCTTACCAGGATTAGCCCTATTGTAAGAAGCTCTGCCAGCAGCGTTTAAACCACCGCTTTCAGACTTGCCTTCTTTACGTTGCCATGCTGGAGTAACCGAGCCGCCTTCAGCAAACATCTCAAAATCGGTGTTATCCCGACGCTGAGTCTGTTTGGCCCCCGGCATTTTAGCGGGATTGATATCCCCCATACCTCGGCTAGCTCGCATGATTACCTCATTGTTCCACGGGTCTTGCCCCGCTGAGCGCAACCATCAGCCCGACTAGAAACTGAACCACCGGAAGCAAATTTTTTGACAGAGCCGCCTTTTTTCATGGGAAGCAAGGTGTCAGGATTTACCCGCCCTTGACCATACGCCGGGGACATGCGGTCGCCGGTAAGCCTGCCGCCAGTTCCTGACGGCCCTGCATTGGCACTGCCAAGATCAGCGTTACCTTGCCTAGTTTTTGCTTGTGCAGACTTCACCATCGCCGCATCTGCGTCACGCATCCGTTGCATGATGCCAGGGCTTTTAGCAGAAGCAAATTTGGGAGCTTCTTCCTTAGCGGCAGATTTTGGCTTGGCTAGTTCAGTGGTGTATTTCTTGCCCTCAAACTCAAACGTCTTGTCACCGGCAGCACGAGCAGCGCGGAAGGCTTCTCCGCGTGTCTTGGGTTCTGCTTTGGGGGCTGGAGTGTAAGAGTCATCACCAGCTGGGCCTTCGTTCATGGCTCCAAAATCGTTATCAATTTCACCACCTTCAGCAAACTTCTTGACCTTACTGCCTTTGGCCTTAACGCCACCACCGCTCTTCATGCCCAAATCCCGCTTGGCATTGGCTCTCGCTTGATTTGCCTCAAAACGAGCCATCAAAGCTCTTTCTTGATCCGGCCCCTCTGGTTTGCTGCGGGCTTGATTTGCCGCAAAACGAGCCCTCATTGACGGAGAAAAACCGGCCATAAAGTCCGGCTCCGGACTGGAGGCTATAGGAGGCGGGGGGGCTTGTACAATTGGCTGAGCCGGAGCAGAGTACTGACCCCTTAGTTGAGAAATAGCATCTTGCAATGAGTAGTTGTTATCGTTGGGTGTTAAACCAACAATAGAACCCATCATAGCTTTTGCTTTTTGTATATTGGCATCATTGTCGTTGGAATCCTCCATAGGCGACAAGCCAATTGCACTACGCATAGCATTGAACTGCTGCGGGCTTCCAGACGGAAGATTGGTGAAATGATCTGCCGGGGTTTGATATGACGGAGATGGGCCAAAATCAAGCCCGACTCCACCACCATTGTCAAAACGTCTCATCTTAGCCATGATTACCTCATTGTTCCACGAGTTTTGCCACGTTGAGCGCATCCGTCACCACGGCTAGACGCTGATACTGAACCACCAGAGGCATAACGCTTAATGTTGCCTCCACGTTTAAAATCAATCCCTAACTCATCTGCTGATTTAAAGCTTGTCATGTCTTTTGGAGACCGCTGCCGCACAGGGGCACCGGAAGACCCGCCAGACTTAGACTGCTTCAGCCTTGCAATAGTCTCTGCAACTTCTCTCTCGGCTTGAGCTTTAGGCCCGCCAACGCGAGGTGTAGCATTAGATGCTATGCCTTGCGCTTCGTCATAGGTCAAACGCTTGGCTCGATCAGTAGCCAGTCGCTCCATTGGAGTGACGTTCTTTTGTGCGCCCTTCCCTAGAAAGGTAATTGGCGTCTCATATTCAGCAAGAGCGCGACTGGTGGAACCAACAGGTTTGGCTGCACCTTTTAATGCATTTAAACCATACTTGGCTGCTTTGCCACCGGGAATCAACAACTCTTCAGGATAGACGCCCTCAATAGCATCTCTTCCAGGCTTAGTGATCCGTTTGTAATCCGCTTCTGCGTCTTGTCGTTGCTTTTCTTCAGCTTTGTAATCCCGAGAAGCAGATGGCGGGCCTTCACCCCTCATGCCGCGACTCATGCCTTGTTCTGCGTTCCGCGTATCGGTGTCTCGCCTTCCACGGCTCATGCCTTTTTCGGCATCACGAGGGTTTCCCGCGCTAACGGGAGGCATTGGCCTATCCGACGAGGAGATAGTCGGTCGAACAGTTGGCTTAACAGTGGGTTTATTGACAGGACTGTACTCAATAGTACCTACGTCACCGTTGTCTCCAAAATCCGAATACTTGTCTGGTTTGCTTGCTACAGGCGCTACAGGCTTTTCAGACTCAACGGCAGCAGGTTTATATCGCTCAGCAGTTCGCCCGCTTTCTCGAGCCGTTTCAACCTCGGCTTCCCTAGCGGCTTTGCCTCGACCAGCGCCAAACTTTTCATACGCCTCAGATCCGGGCTGATCAATGTTGCCCATCATCAAGCGTTTAAAGAAGCCTACATCTTCACCCTTTGAGGCTTTAAGGCCAGCGGCTTTATCTTCTACTTCACCGCCTTCATCAAAGCGACGTTTCTTGATAGAGCCACCACGCTTCTTCCCTTCCGGGTCATATGGCGGTTCTTTCATCTTGCCACCAGACCGACGTAACATCTCTTCTGTAAAGATGCCCTCATCCTTTGGATTTGGCTTAGGAGGCGGTGGAGGCGCGTATTTAAACCTCATTTCCGCAGCTTTGGGGACATACTTCTTATCCGGATTTTGACCGTCCGGGGCATCCCCCGTCATTGCATTTACAGGTTTTGCCATGATAGTCCTTAGCAGCCGCCGCCGCGCTTCATTTTAATCTGCGTTGCTTGTGTCTTACCTTGACGAGCAATCCCATCGGCTTCTTTGGTGAAACCACCCGACGCCATTTTCATGGCTGAATTCTTCATCATTTTTCCATTAGGCATGGTGTGCATACCGCCTTTGGCTAGCTTTAAGGTAGTGCCCTTACCGCCCATATGCTCTTGCATATCGTGCTGTTTAAATGCTTTTTTAATCATGGCTTTGTCTTGGGCTTTATCCATCATGCCGCCCTCGGCCATTTTCCGGGTACTACCCATTTTCATGGACATGCCGCCTTTAGCCATGCCGCCCATATTCATACCTTTAGTAGCCATATCACCACCTTTAGCAAATTTACGGCCTTTGTCAGCAATGCTAAACTCCCGGCCTACAGATTGAGGAACACCAACCTTCCTAGCAAAGGCGGGAGAATGAGCAATAGCTTCCATGAAGTTATGCTGTTTTTTGCTGGTTGAAGGCATGTCAGTCTTCCTTGCGTCGAGTATTGATAACACTGTCAAGCTTCTGGTCTAAGCGATCAAAGCGCTCCATGATCCGATTAAAGTCCCGGTCAAACTCTGTTTTGGGAGTATACACCTTTGGGACATCGGCCTTGAATTCTGCTAGATCATGCCGTAGCTCTTTGACATCTTCGATGACAGTTTTCAAGAAGTACCCCAGTACAGGAAGGAGGGCCGCGCCGACGAAAGCTACGATGGACTCAAGAGACATTTGGCTTCAACTCGATTTGAAGGGGGTTATTGCTACCTACAAGCAACACCGCCTCTGCCGGAATAAACCCGCATTGTTGCAAAGCAGCAAAAGTGTGTGGGTTACTCATGGCATTACGCAGCTTGGCGGGAGATGGCCGACCGTTTGCAATGATCTCAGCTTGGATGTCTCTGCCAATAGTGACAGTAAACTCATTTGCTGCGTTAGCTTCAAACATCTGCTCATCGGTGTAACCGGGGATGCGTTCTGCAATCTCGTACAACTCAGCCAAGAGCCGCTTGAGCATCTCAATTTCTTCCCGATTTAACTCAAACGCTTCTGCTTGGATAGGGAGATGGGACTCAAGCTCTAGCAGTTCAGCTTGCTTGGTTAAGATTATATGAGGCAAAGCATCAATACGGATGAGGTGTTCAACCTCCAGAACCAGGGCTTGATGCTTGAGATCAGCTACCTTCTCCAACGCAGCGGCACGTATCCGTCCTTCCAAGAAACCCTTGAGAGTCTTGATCTTCTCCCAAGGAGTCTCTCCGATAACTTGATATCGGTAGTTAAATTCTGAGTTTAGTTTAACGGCCATGATTTACGATCCAAAACTAGAGGCAGCTAAACTAGACCTAGCAGTTCCAACTCCAGTAGTATCTGTAGCTACTACGCCCGTATTGGATACTTTATTAGTCATAGAAACAAAAGTGGCACCACCATACCCATAACCGAATATTGCTTGCCCAGCACCATAACCAGCGGCAGCTAAAACGCTCCTAGCAGTTCCAACTCCAGTAGTATCTGTAGCTACTACGCCCGTATTGGATACTTTATTAGTTATAGAAACATTAACGCTGGTAACACCATACCCAAATACAGCCTTATCGGTTCCATAACCAGCGGCAGCTAAACTATTTCTAGCAGTTCCTACGCCAGTAGTGTCCGTAGACACTACACCTGTATTGGACACAAGATTGGTTATCGCACCAGAACCATACCCAAATATAGCCTTATCGGTTCCATAACCAGCGGCAGCTAAATAAGACCTAGCAGTTCCAACACCTGCGGTATCCGTAGCCACTACACCTGTATTGGACACTTTATTAGTTACTGAAGTATAACTACTGTCGTCAAAACCATACCCAAATATAGCTTTATCAGTTCCATAACCAGCAGCAGCTAAAGAATACCGAGGAGTTCCAACTCCAGTAGTGTCCGTAGCTACCACGCCCGTATTGGACACTTTATTAGTTATAGAAACATTAGAGCCAGTGTCACCATATCCAAATATAGCTTTATCAGTCCCATACCCAGCGGCAGCTAAACTATTTCTAGCAGTTCCTACGCCAGTAGTGTCCGTAGACACTACACCTGTATTGGACACAAGATTGGTTATTGCAGTATTGGGAGAACCATACCCAAATATAGCTTGTATTGAACCAGTAGGGGCACCCCCGGCTCTCCAGCCATAAGAGGGAAGACCAAAGTTATACCCGAATGCCACTTAGTAAATCCTAATCAGCAGTGATGCTGTAAGACCTGTTGTCCACACACGAATAACCTGCACAGGGATAACGCTTCCAGCAGTCAAACCACTGAAAAGTACGGTATCTCCATTTGTGGTGGTCACTTGAACAGCACCCGCACCACCAACATAGATCACTGAGGGGTTGGGTAGGTTTACCGTGTCGCTAGTGGTAACCAGTGCCGCTCCCGCAGGGAACATGGGGAACGTAGGACTGTAGTTAGTCTGTTTACCCATGATCTACTCCAATTAGCTAGCAGCGCCGTAAGTACCGTCAGCGTTACGCACCGTGTAAACAAGAATCAGCGTACCAGCACCTGAAGTGGCGGTGACGTTAGCTTGCGTGAAAGTAATGACCGCATCCGTGGTTCCGACGTTGTTGCACAGAACAGCCGCAGCAGCACTGTTGTTGCCCAACAGAAGAGAAACCGTGCCGGTGTTTGTGAACACACTGCCGTTAGCTGCGGTGTTAATAGCCGTGCCATTAACGAACAACGCATACGTCGGGGTAGTTGTCGCGTAGGCGACGGTGGTATTAAACAACGCCTGCATGATCATTGACCCGGCAGGAATCGTAAATGCGTAGGTTCCGGCGGTGATGTCCGTGTACAGAACAGCTTTGGACTGCGTGCTAACGGTGGTGCCGACGTTGCGGAGAGTGCCTGCGGTCGTGCCGGTCGTGTCTTTGACAGTACCGAGCAGCCAGGGGCCAAGGTGGGTAGCTACAGCCATTTAATTTTCCTCACATGCGAGTTAAGTACATCAATCTGCATGTCGCCCGACCGGAGCGGTTTGATGTACCGGTGATCCGGTAACTGTTTATAGCATATATACTTTTTAAACGCAACAAGTATAGACGTAAAAAAACCCACCGAAGTGGGCTTTGTCTTGCAGTTCGATCAGGACGAACCGGGCGAACCAAAGATACCCAGCGGATCGCTAACACCGAAGCTATAACGCTCACGGGCCTTGTAGCGGGTATTGCCCGTGTCAAAGTCACCGTCCATCGACGTGCTCAACGGAGTCCGCACAAAGTGCTTCAGGCCGTTAGGAACGTCGGTGGTCAGATACCAGCCGTTGGTGTCGGTCAAGAAGTGATTGACCGTGTAGCCCTCCGGAATCGAACCATTGTTCTTGATGGCGTTGATATCGTTGTCAGTCGTGCCAACACGCAACGACGTTTCCAACAGACGAGTAGCAACGAACATCAGAGCCGGAGGAATGATCAGCTTCTTGGGCTTAGCGGCGATCAGCAACGAACGCTCATCTGTCCACGCTGCAATTTGAATTACTGCGCTTTCCAATGAAGTTTCGTTCAGGTCAGCAGCAATTGCAGGACGATTGCTGTTAGTGCCACCGGAGACAAGCGGGTGAGCCGTCGAGAACAAAGACACACCGTCACCATAAGTAACACCGGCGCTGAAACCGTTGTTGATGACCGCAGCAGCTTTAACCTGCTTGGTGTATGCCATACCGCGAGCCAAAGCCTTTGTATAACGAGCCGACAGGCTGTCATACAAGTTATCTTCCATCGCTTCTTCGGTGATGGAGAAACCCAGGGCAATGGTTTCGTGGTTGTATCGAGCAGTCCAAGCTTCCTGACCATTGTCATAAGCAATGGCAGAGCCTTCGTTCTTTACCGGAGCGGCAGAGAAGCCAGACAGTTTGGTTTCCTCTTCAAAGCTGCGCTCTGAAGTCTCGGTGTCGTAGATTTCCTTATGCTCTTCGCCGTAACGAGCATACTCCAGACCAAACAGTGCGTTCAGTCCAGGCAGGAGTTCTTTAAGTAGTTGTGCGCGTGAAATAGCCATGATT